TACTGAGGAGGGTACGCGGAAAGGCTAGCTCCCGCCAATGTGTTCGCTGTCCTGCCAGGGCGTGTGACTGGGCCAGGATACATACTGAGGATGGTTCGGACCCTTTTGCTGACTATGTGCCGCTATGCCGGAAATGCCATATGGGATATGACGGTCACAATATTCCCCTACTGAAGGAACGCTGGAAAGATCCAGAGTACCGCAGGAAGATGTCCGAGGCTGTCAAAGCCTCCAACAAGAGACGGACTGGAGGTGGTGGCAGTGGCAACGCATGATCTACCCGTAGTACGCACGAGCGAGCGGACTAGTTTCAAGCGATGCCCGTTAGGCTGCAAGCCTGGTGGTGGTCGTACCGCATGGGTCTCCAGCCACGCGGCGAGACGACAGATGCTCTCTGGTTCGGCATAGGCGTTCACCTCGCGCTAGCCCAGTGGTACGGCAAGGGGTACAAGCGTGGCGTCCATCCTGCTGATGCCTTTGAGCTATGGGCCGACGGAGAAGAACGCTACATACGCGCGGCCTACGCCAGCGGCGATAAAGAATGGTACGACGAACCAAAGTTTGAGGAGGCTCGGGAGCTAGGCATTGCCATGCTGGAGGGGTACGTCGAGCGCTACGGCAAGGACCTGAACTGGAACGTCCTGGCTATTGAGCATCCTTTCCGGGTGAACGTCACCCGTAAGGGCAAGCCGGTAGCCGTGTTCGCTTCCACCTGGGATGGTGTTTACCAGGACAGGGACGACGGCGAGATCTACCTCATGGAGCACAAAACCGCCGGACAGATTAACCTGGCCTACCTGGAGCTCGACGACCAGGCAGGCGCATACTGGGCCGTGGCTACGGCCGTCTGCCAGCAGCGTGGCTGGCTCAAGCCCGGCCAGAAGATCGCCGGCATCATGTACAACTTTCTGCGCAAGTCAATGCCGGACGATCGCCCCCGTAACGCCGAGGGTGCCTACCTGAACCAGGACGGCACGGTAAGCAAGCGCCAGCCGCCCGACAAGTTCGTCAGGCATCTGGTAGAGCGTGCTCCGAGCGAACTGAAGAGCCAGATGGAACGCCTGGCCGATCAGGTAACCGTCATGAACGGCATGCGTGATGGTACCATCCCGGTAACTAAGAACACCAGCCGGGATTGTACGTGGTGCCAGTTCTTCGAGATGTGCAAGCTTCACGAGCGTGGCGGGCAAGCCTGGCGGGAGTTTGCGAAGTCTCAGTTCCGTGCGCAGGATCCATACTACGACATGCGCAAGTCCGCTAGCAGCGGCTAGCAGTTAACCGGGCAAGGAAGGGAACGACAGTGCCACCAACAGCAGCACGACGCGGGGCAAAGCGAGCACGGCCTAGCGCTAAGCAGAGCCGGGAGGCTCCGGAAGCAGTTGAGGCGGATGTAGAGAATGTATCCATAGAGATCGAGGATCTCGCCGGATTCAACCCGACGATCAACTGGCTCATCCACGGGCCGTCCGGCCATGGTAAGACCACTCTCGCGGGTGGTGCCCCGAATGCTACCTTCCTGGCCTGCGAGCGTGGCTCCATCTCGGCCAAGCGCACCGGAAGCAAGGCGGGGCTGATGCGGGCACCTGACTGGCCGCACATCGTAGCGGCTACCAAGCTGGCCGGTGAGAAGATGGGCCCAGAGGACTGGCTGATTGTAGATAGCCTGCCCCGGGCGCAGACGCTGTACATTCGCTGGCTGCTCGGGGTACGGCACGAGGAAAACTCGGCCCGTGACCTTGACATCCCGGCCATCCAGGACCACCAGAAGTGGCAGAACGCATTCACCCGCTGGGTGGACGGCGTCATCGATGCGCCGTACAACGCCATCTTCCTGTCGCAGTCCATGTACAAAACTGACGAGAACGGGGATGACCTGGTCCTCCCGGCGATCACCGGCAAGGACTACGCCATAGCCATGGGCATCTGTGCGGCCATGGACATCGTCACATACTACGCGGTCGCAACCAAAGACGGCAACGCCCAGAAGGACGAAGACGGCAACCCGATTCGTCGGGCGCTGTTCCAGCCTTACCCGCCATACTTCGCCAAGGACTGGTACAACGTCTTCGGCAGGGCCCAGGACGTCTACCACGAGGACTACGGCGCCATGGCTGAGTTCATCCAGATGATCAGGGAGTCAGAGTGATGGCTGTTGACGAAGAGCAGGTCTTTGAGGATTCCTTCTTCAGATTCTTTACTGAATTCAGCCCGGAGGAGAAGGACGGTACTCCGGCCGGCGAAGAAGTTGCTAGGCAGATATTCCGGGCGGGCTGGGAGTCGGTTCTCGATTTCGTACAGCCTGTCGGCGATAGTCGCTATATGCGCTATCACCTCATTCAGCTACGCCAGGACCTCCTGCACGAGCAGGGACGCGTTGACCAGCTGCTAAGCGTTCTTTCCGTTATCGCTACCGCTACGGTTACCGAACCAGGCGATGAAGCGGTACAATAGCTAGCAACCACCGAGAAGAAAGGCATTACCTATGCCAAGGCTCCCTGTAACTGACGACGAGCTCGACATCGATGCAATGGAGGAGGCCGAGTACGAGGAGGGTACCTCGTTCACGCCGTACGACGGCGAGCAGCCTCCAAAGGGTACGGTGCTGAACGGCGTCGTCACCAAGATGTGGTGGACGGAGACGCAGGCCGGCGATCGCATGTTCAAGGTTCTCTGGGTCGCCGAGGACAACAAAGGCGACGAGGCCGCGTACGATGGGCTACCCATCTGGGAGAACATCGCGCTCATCCCAACGGCCAAGTTCAAGTGGAAGCCGTTCATCGATCGGTTCGGCATCACGCTCCAGAACATCAAGAAGAAACTGATCGTCGACGCCGATGACGACCAGTTCGGTGCTCCAATCGAGAAGATCGGTACGTGGGCGCCTGACACCGACGCAGCCGTCTCCCGCGTCGTTACCGGCCGTCACAAGTACAATGGCGAATGGCAGACCGACATCGTCACCTGGCTGCTCGACGACGAGGAGCCGGAAGAGCCGGAAGAGCCGGAAGAGGACGAGGTCGACGAGGACGAGGAGCCGGAGGAGGAGGCCCCGCGTGCCACGCGGAGCCGTCGTACCGCTGCCGCACCGGCTAAGGCCGCTACCCCGGCTAAGGCCGCTACGCGCGGCGCCCGTACGGCGAAGACTACGCCTGCCAAGGCCGCAACCACCAAGCCCGTCCGGGGCAGCCGGAGGGGCGCAGCGGCCGAGTCCGACGACGAGCCCCCTTTCTAAGCCGCCATCTCCATCTCAACCCAGGCGCCAGGGATGACTGGCTGAAAGCTAGCTGGGAAACCTACCGCCAAGATCACTACTAACCCCCAGACGTCCGGCCCGCAGACAATCAGGTTGCCGCGTTCCTAGCACTTACTAGCGTGGTAGGTGTCCAGCTAGCCACCTTCCTGGCACCCTGCGGGCCGGACCCTAGACCCCCGGCCCACCCCGGCCTCCGGACAACGCCTGCCCAGGTGGGGTGGGCCGGGCCATTTCCTAAGGAGAAAATTGAAGGTCATCGTCATCGGGGCGGGGCCAGCCGGGCTGGCCGCCGCTCACGCCGCGCTCGGGGCTGGGGCTAAGGATGTCCAGGTCATAGCCCCTAAGCGAAAGACACCCCAGCAGGGTCCGCTGCTGATACAGCGCCCCATCCCCGGTATCAACACCGACCACCCCGACGGCACAATTCACCAGGTCGTCATCGGGGGCTCCATCCTCGACTACCGCTACAAGCTGTACGGCGACATCAACATCGGTATCAACGGTGACATTCTCAAGCCCCAGTATCACGCCTGGCGGCACGCCGAGACGTATGACCTGCTCTGGAGGGAATACGAGAGGGCCATCACCGACCACATGGTCAAACCGTCGGAGATGGCCGTGATCCACGAGACTGCCGACCTCGTGGTAAGTACGGCTAACGCGCGTCCCCTGTGCCGCAACCCAAAGCACCGCTTCACCCGCGTCCAGGTGGCCATCACCCCCTACGCTGAGTATGCGGGCGGGAGCCAGCCAGATAACACGATCATCTTCAATGCCGGTCACGACGCGGAGTGGACGCGGAGCTCCAAGATCTTCGGCAATGAGGTAACCGAGTGGGCTCCTAGCAGCCGTGTCCCGAGCAACGCCCGTATTATCGAGAAGCCCATATCAACGGACTGTGACTGCTATCCGCATGTGCTCCGCACCGGCCGGTTCGGTCGCTGGCAGAACGAGGTCTGGGTCGACACCGCCTACTGGGACACCTACACAGCTGTTGAAGGAATGCTCCGCAGCGCAGAACTGGATGGCATCGGATGAAAATC